TATCCGGGCTTTTTTTGTTATGGAGCTTTTTATATATGAATAAAATTTTTGTTCGCCCTGCAACAGCAGGGCAGAATTTAACACATCCGGTTGGAAACATCGTTTTGCTGGACGCCGGCGGCTATTGGCCGGATGATCAATTTACAGCTCGTCGGTTAAGGGATGGAAACATCATTGCCGTCAATAAAAACATCCCTTTACCGACACCTATTTCCCCTTCGGCAGCTTCTGTTGCCAACACTAAAAAAAATAAGGATGAAAAATGACCGGCGTTAGTTTTAACAACATTCCCGCCGACTGGAAAGTTCCGTTGGTTTCTATCGAGGTCGACAACTCCCAGGCGAATACTGCAACCGGCAATAAACCTGCGCTTCTTGTCGATTATGCATTTGATGGTGCAAAATTTAATGAACCAATCGCTGTTGGTTCGCCTTCGCAAGCCGCTTCTCTCTTTGGTCTAGGCAGCCCACTTGAACGAGCCTATTCGACTTTTTACGCAAATAACAA